GGCAGTCCGTATGAGGTCGACCAGGTGGACGACGTGCCGGGATTGTGGAAGATTCCACGGCGGGCGAATAACTCGGGAGGTTTCGCTGTGGATCTGGTTGACCGAATTTCTTGCATTGGGTGTGGCAAAGTGGAGTTCCGGAAGGCGAGCGGGAAGGGTTCCCGGTCGCTGATGGGCGCGTGCTCGGTGTGTCAACCGGGCCTGTTCGAGGTGAAGCGTGCGGTACAAGATGAGTCGAAGGGGGAGCAAGCGGTCCTTCCGGAAGGGAAGCCGCGTTCGCGATAAGAATCTGCGGTCTCGGCCGATGCGCGGCGGCTGGCGTCTGTAACTGTGGCGTGTACACGCCCGTTGAAGGCGTATCGGGCTCCGGGGGGCGGCGTCGTTTTCGACTCGAAGCGTGGATTCGGCGACCGCCCCCTAGAGCTTCCGTGTGGTCAATGCATAGATTGTCGCGTCGAGAGGTCGCGACAGTGGGCAATTCGTTGTGTGCATGAGGCACAGCTGCATAAGCGGAATTGCTTTATCACGTTGACTTATGACCAGGTCAACGTTCCCCCCGATGGGGGGCTGGTTGTTTCTGATTTCCAGAAGTTCGCTAAGCGGCTCCGAAAGCACTCGGGGCCGTTTCGTTTTTTTCACTGTGGCGAGTACGGCGAGCTTAACAAGCGGCCGCATTATCATGCGCTGCTGTTTGGATTGGATTTCTCCGAGGATCGGATTTATCTGAAAGATTCCGGCGAAGGCCGGCTCTATCTGTCCCCCACGCTGGATCGGCTGTGGGGGAAGGGTCATTCTTCGGTAGGCGATTTGACGTACGAAAGCGCGGCATATGTGGCGCGTTACTGTGTAGGAAAGCTTACAGGTGAGAAGGGGGAGAAAGAATATGCTCGGTTCAATTCTGAAACTGGCGAAGTGTGGGGGGTGCGGCCGCCTTACGTTACGATGTCGCGGCGGCCGGGAATTGGTTCTGAGTGGTTCGCGAAGTTCGCATCTGATGTGTTCCCATCGGACGAAGTTGTGCACAAAGGGCGACGCTTCCGACCGCCTCGCTTCTATTCTGAGAAGCTCCCTGAGGTCGAGCTTGCGGCTATCAAGCGGAAGCGACTCGACCAGGTGGCGAAGCGAAAGGATGAGCTGACTTACGAGAGGTTGCAGGCTCGCGAGGAGTTCTCGACGAGCAAAGCGAACGGTACGAAAAGGCGTGTGTAGGAGATTTGGTTATGTGGACCCACAAAGTGTTCTCCGTGTTCGATTCTAAGGCGAAGGCATGGCTGCCTCCGTTCATTTCCCCCAATGCGGCGGTAGCGATTCGCTCGTTCGAGGCTGCGGCGAATCAGGCTGGGCATGATTTCAATCGGTTCGCCGGGGATTTCATTCTGTTCGAGGTTGGCGAGTGGTCCGAGGTCAACGGGGAGCTTCTGAATATCCCGACGAAAGTTTCGCTCGGGGTTGCCGTTGAGTTCATCAAGCCTGTCGGAGGGAAGTAGTCGTGGGCGTTTCTCAAAACTGGACGAAGGGCCAGCATACGTTCGCTCGGATCCCGAGCGTGGAGATGCAGCGGTCGGTGTTCGATCGGTCTCATGGTCATAAGACGGCGTTCGATGCCGGGATTCTCATTCCGATCTTTGTGGATGAGGCGCTTCCCGGGGATACGTTCAACATGCAGTGCGCGTCGTTCGTGCGGTTGAACACGCCGGTTTTCCCGCTGATGGATAACCTGTGGATGGATTTCTTCTTCTTTGCGATCCCGAATCGCCTGGTTTGGGATAACTGGCAGAAGTTCTGCGGAGAGCAGACGGATCCAGGGGATTCGACGACGTTCGTCATTCCGCAGTTCACAGCTACGACGGTTGGCGAAGGGGATCTCTCGGATTATATGGGGGTCCCCATCGACGTTTCGCTGTCGTTCAATTCGCTTTGGCATCGCGGATACAATTTGGTGTACAACGAATGGTTTCGGGACGAAAATCTCGTTGATTCCGCCGTTGTGGATAAAGACGACGGTCCCGATGACATTCTGGACTACGCGCTTCGGCGTAGGGGCAAGCGGCACGATTACTTCACGTCGTGCCTTCCGTTCGTGCAGAAAGGGGATCCGGTGGAGTTGCCGCTCGGGACTACGGCCCCGGTGATTCCCACCGCGGACGCGCGTCCGCGGTTCTTCACTACGACGACGGGCGCGCATACGTACTTGTCGAGCGCCGGCACGGGGGTTGGTGCGAATATCCAGCAGTCGAGCGCTGGTTCCGGTGCCGGCACGACGGTGAAGTGGAGCGAGACGCAGCTCCTGGCGGATCTGACGAACGCGACGGCGGCGACGATCAATCAGATTCGAGAGGCGTTTCAGATCCAGCGGCTGCTTGAGCGTGACGCGCGGGGCGGCACGCGGTACACCGAAATTGTTCGGTCTCATTTCGGTGTTACGTCTCCGGACGCTCGTCTGCAGCGGCCGGAGTATCTTGGCGGAGGTACGACGCGGATCAATTTCCATCCGGTGGCGCGGACGACAGGGGTCGATCTCGAAGGTGGTAACGTGCAGGCGGATTTGGGTGCGTTCGCCACTGCATCAGCTGCTGGCATCCGTTGGTCGAAGTCCTTCACGGAGCACAACCTGATTCTCGGGTTGGTGTGCATCCGGGCTGATCTGACGTATCAGCAGGGGCTTGAGCGCCAATTTTCTCGGCGTACGCGGTACGAGTTCTACTGGCCTTCGTTGGCGCATCTCGGAGAGCAGCCGGTCTACAATCGCGAGATTTTCGCGCAGGGGACGGCTGACGATGCTCTCGTGTTCGGGTATCAGGAACGGTATGCGGAATACCGTTACAAGCCGTCGCGGATTTCCAGCTCGATGCGGTCGACGGCGTCGCAGCCCCTGGATCAGTGGCATTTGGGGCTCGATTTCGCGTCTCTGCCTCTTCTGAACGATGTTTTCATTGCGGACAATCCTCCGTTGGAGCGTATCGTCGCGGTGCCGCAGGAAAACGATTTCTTCGGTGATTTCTGGTTCGATTTCCGTTGTGCTCGGCCGATGCCGACGTTCTCGGTTCCGGGTTTGATCGATCATTTCTAATTCTAAGCTCGGCTCCACCTGGTCGCGGATTGTCGCGACCAGGTGGAGCGAGCAAGCAAGCGAAGCGCGCTAGTCTGTGTTCTCCGGCCTCTTAGTGGATCAAGGTTTTCTCGATGCGTGTGGTTGTTCTCGTTCTCATTGTTTGGGTTTTTCTTTTTCTTCTCTATGTGTCGTTAACTTCTAGCAATTCGAGGTAATTTCATATGGCCGGTTGGGCTGCTGCCGCTCAAGGCATTTCGGATATCGGTGCTACTACTGCGAACGCAGTTCTTGCTGCTCAAACTCGGAAGTGGATGGAGCACATGCGGGATACGCAGTATCAAGCGACGGTCAAGGATCTTCGGAAGGCGAATCTGAATCCCTCTTTGGCGTTTGGTGGTGGTCCGTCGGTTGCAGGCGTTGGGACGCCTCCGACGGCGTCTGTCGAGTCTCCGGATATTCAAGGTGGGTTTCAGAAGTATCTCGCGAGTTCCAAGCAGTCGAAGGCGATGGAGGATGAGCTGAAACAGATTCGTTTCGGCGGTGAAAAGGCCGAGGCTGATGCTTCGACCGCGTGGAGCCAGGCGGAAAACGCTAGTGGTCTCTTGGCTTCGGAGAAGCGGTTGAACATGTCTATCGCTGACAAGAATTTCGAGGATGCGAAGAAAGCTGTTTCTGAACAGCTGTGGGTTGGCCAGCAGGAGAGAGAGAGCCAAGCGCGGACGAAGTTGTTGAAGACGGAGCTCCCGCGCGCGGAAGCGGATATGCGGTTTTACGAGTCTGACACTGGGCAGAAAGTTCGAACAGCCGAGCGGTTGCTCGAAGTCTTCCCGTTGTTGCGCGGTGCGTTTCAAACCCGCGCGAGGAGATAACATGGCGAGGGTTCGTGTGACTCACCCTGGCGGTGGTCGATTGATGACGAAGCAGGCTGAGGCGTCGGAAACGGATATCAATACGATTGTGCGGCGGCACATTTCTCAACGGGTTCCGTTTCCTGCAGATGGCAACGCGAGCTACGGAGATTTTTCCGAAGGTTCGGATTTTCACGCGATGCTGAATCGCGTAAGGGAAGCCGAGCATACGTTCGCGATGCTTCCTGTTGAGGTTCGCGAGTATTGCGCGAACGATCCGGGGCGGTTTCTCGACCTGGTCTACGATTCCGAGCGTCGCGAGGAGCTGGTCAAGCTCGGTCTCGTGGATGCGGCGGTTCCCGCCGCTGCGAAACCGCCTGTTGAGCCTGCGCCGGTTGAGCCTGCGCCGGCACCGGAGGGCTAAGGTGTCGGAGCGGATCGTGCGTCTCGTGATCGGCGTTCTGAGCGGAATTGCGGGAGCCCTGTTGGAGTTTTTCCGCTCGTCTATGTCATAAGCCGGGGCGATATCCTGGGGGATCGGTCGCCCTGGTGGCCCCCCTCGAGCGGGTGCTCGAGGGGGGTCTTCTTTTGGGGTGGCACAGTTACCTACTAGATGGTAACTGTGCGGACTGACACCGAAGGGGGCCGTCCGTATGAGGTCGACCAGGGGGACGACCTGCCGGGATTGTGGAAGATTCC